TAAAGTTCTTTGTCTGTCATAGTCACCAACATAAGATCGCGGTCCTGTGCTGAGCAAAATGAAGGCTTAGCGTACACGACGCGTGTGAATTGTGCTGAGACGACAATAACGCTTTGTGCTGACAATATTGGTGCGCATAATGTATATTATGTTAAATGACGGGCTGCAACACGTAATCCGCTTGTAATCTACGTTAACTCAGGAAAAGCCTTCCTTTCCATGAGCATAATCGTATATGTAGTCCCCTTATAATGCAACTACAAACAAGCGACCAACATCACAGCCCCGCCCTTTTCATTCAACCATCCAAATTATCAATCACATACGGGCATTAATTGATCCGTTTCGATCACTCAACAGATCGCGTTACCGCGTCGTATGTGCGTTCGCAGACGCTCCCAGCGCTTGCTGCTGCATCAGCGTACTTAGCGATTTCTCCCGCGCGGCGGTCTGATTCTTCGTACAGGTCGGCAAGCAAACTTGCGGTTTCGGCGGCTGTCTGCCTGCTGGCGGCATCTGCGGAAATCCTGCCTGTTTCACTGGTTGCGAGTTCACGCCTGATTTTTGCGAGTTGCCTGCGCAACTGGTCAGCAGCATTATCAGCGTCAGCAGCATCAGCCAGTGCCTTTTGTTTTTCCCGTTCTGCATCATTTACAATTTCCTCTGTTTTCTTCTTACGCCGGATTTCTTCTTCACGCTCTGCCTGCTCCTGTTTTAACTGAGCGCCTTTATCTTCGTTGTCGCGCTCAGACCATTTCTTTTTCCATTCTTTATCGCTATCCTTTTTCCCGGCCTCAAAAGCTGAATCATGGATGACATAACCAGCGCCACCTAATGACGATGCTACAATCAGGCCAATTAATACGGCATATTTTGTTTTCATTTGTCCATGCCCCAGCAAGTTAGCTCTGATTCCTGGTCTCTGCGGATAACCTGACCGTAACAATTATTCTCCCGGATGCGACAATCACGCCCGGCATCCCATACCCAGCGCTTAATTTGCGCACAAGCACCTTTAAAGTTCCCCGCGTTCAGGTCACGATAAAACCCCGATGGAAAACATTTACCGGGGCCAATATTCCACGGACAAAATGATGCAATTCCAACTTTTTGAGGCGCCGTTAATTTCACGTGGACATTTCTATCTACCCATGCCAGCGCCTTAGCTTGTTCGGCTTTATCAATTTTATCGCACTGTGCTCGCGTTAATGTCATGCCCTTGATTACCGGCTTGCCGTCAACGTAAGTCACACCGCCGCAAATAGTCCATATACCCCGGCTTTTGTCCTGATAAGCCGTCAGGCTGGTTCCTTCTTTTTCGTGCTGAAACTGCGCCATCAATACCGGAGCACTAGCCCCGGCAGCAATCAAACCCAGCATAACGGCACTTAATTTGCTCTTATTCCCCACGCACACCCCCACCTAAAGCGATTAGGTATTTTTTGCGCTCGTAATACCAGTTAACAAGGCAAGTAACCACAGTGCATAAAATGCCGATAATTACCGCCCATTCATTAATAGAAAGCACCGCTAGAGCCGCCGTAATAATTCCCACCCTGTATTTAAACCAGTCCCAAAACTTAATCGCTCCCAGCGTGAACCCCACCACCAAAGCCAGTAGCACACCCAGCTTTTTAGGCGAAAGTGATTCAATAAATCGCTTCCAGAGTTTCCCCACTTAATCACTCTCCAGTTCGTCGTAAAAGAAAAGGCCAAAGCCCCCATCAAAAGCGTTAACGTCTCCAAATTTTTCATTTGGTCTAAGACGAGCAACACCAATCGCTCCCGCGCCAGCATAGCCCGGCAATTTCCCGCTAAGGCCATGCCAGACGCTCGGACGTAAGCAAATTTGTGACAGTGTAACCGTCCTTTCTGCATTGGATATTTCAAGCCACCACAGCTTTGTGGTTGTTGAGAAAAATAGGCGCATGTTCAAAACCACGCCGTTTAGTGATGATGTGAATAACTGGTCAGGTATGGATGCGATAACGCCAATCTCGTAGTAAGCAGTTTGCATTTCACGCCCTCACCCATTTGGTTGCCGCACCTAACGTTTGCCATTTTTGAGGCTCTTTTTTGGCATCAACAGGCGTGGCGCTTTTCTTTCCTGCGGCTACTGTCCCCTTCCCTGCCGGGTTAGAAGTTTTTGCTTGCGCTGATTTTGTGCGTGAGCGCTGGAATGTCACCGTTTCAACTTTCTGAGCAGTGAGCTTGACGGTATAGCTGTTTTTCTTTGGAACGGCTTCAATTGAAAGCGATGTGATGCGGCTTTGTGGCATTGCCATGAAAGATGTGTAGACCGATACAAATTCCTTCGTATCGTATGCTGCCTGAATGTACTGAGCTTGATTCATTGCTAATATCATGTTCTGGTTCACGTTAAGCAGACCATACGAATATGAGAAATCAGCGCCTGTGATGATACCTTCAAAGGTTACGACCTTTGGATCGTCCACCTCGCCATCGGATACTTTGTAACCAGTCTCAACTTTACCCTGTGCAATGCTTCTTTTTGCCGAAAATTCCTCCCGCGTCTTTAGCCTAAGTGACACTGTCACCCCTGATTCAAATACCATAACAGCGCGGTTGTCGCGTGGCGCACTAATCGCCGCATCCATACCTTCAGCCATAAAAACCCCAAAAAAAATCCCCTTCGTAGAGGGGATTTTCACATCTTAGCTGTGTGGGTTACATGGCGTTACCGCTGGGGATTTATTCAGGTAGTTTGCTCATCCATGACACAAATCGAGAGTCTGGTTTTTTAGTCTTTTCCATGGCATCCATAACCGTCTTAAAACATTTATCGTCTGGCTTAGAGCAGCTTTTTGCTATCTCATTTTCATTTGCCTTAATTATATAGGTCAAAGAAGCATCTGATTGTTTTGTGGGTAGGTGAAAAGCTTCCTCAATACCATATTCCTTTTTTATAAGTCTTTGGGTGTAGGTTAAGGAGTCTTCACACGTTGCAGCCACATTTAGCATTACATAGCCTGAAATATTACAAGTTAAATCTATTTTGTCTCCTTTTGATGCCTCTCGAACCCAATTACTTTCTTTATTCACCGAAGCTACTAAATTCCCTGAGAATGAACTCCCCCCTGATACAGTCACAACCCCACGTCCTAAAGCGTCCAAGCCTATTTTTTTAATAATACCTTTTATTCTTATAGGCTGGTTTTTATACTTTTCAACAGCGATTATCTCATTATTTTCGAAATCTTTAGCAATGGTTTTTACTGTAATCGGAATGAGCTTAGTGCCGCGTTCCGTTTTATTCTGCTGCAATGATGCCTCTGCGTCATTTTTTACCAAGACAGCAACAGCATTAGTAAAGACCTCTTCATTTGATGGTTTTAGATATTCTAATGCTTCTGCATCACTGAATGGCATTGTCTCCGCTGAAAATGCAGGCAAAGAAACAATTGCACATAAAATCATCATTTTTTTCATTTCAATTTCCCTTTAAGCACCGTTCGCCTCAGCCCAGTTTACCCCACTAAGACTTTGTGTCGTACTAGTTTTGCTCAGGCCCTCGACGACAGTTCCCACATCCTTAGCATCAGGGACATTAATGTTATTTTCATTTTTTACATCATTGTTAATAATTACCCCTCCTTTTGAGGACGGTGTCATCAATGATGCGTCTTGTCTGGCGTCGCCACCACCACCAAACATCCCTAAAAATTTCTCAAGACCCGGCAATGGGTTGAAGTTCCCGTTGTACTCAAGGAACCTTTCGATTAACCCTTTTTCGGGTTTTCCTTCGCTGCCTTTTTTGTTTTTCAGGAATTCATCTATTTGTCCCTGTGACGGAACTGAACTTTCTGGCGCAATACCACCAGATTTCCCTATCCATTCAGAAAGCAATTTCAGACCTTTCACAATTGATGGATATCGTTTTTCAAACTGGTCAAAGCTACCAAACAAGTTATCAAAAATAGTGCCGCCCTCTCCCTTCATCCAAGCTTTCCATTCAACAAATAACTGGTATACCAACCACACAGCAGCACCAATAGCGAGGAAAGGCCATACAGCTGCAATAACTGGAATAGCCAACGCGGTAAAAGCCGCCCCAACAGCGCCAAGAATACCTATCAGAATCGCCGATTTACTTTCGTCTGCGAGCGTTGACCAGAACGCGGCAACCTCTTTTTCCGCACTTCTAAGAACAGGAATCAAAGTATTGGATGCCCAATCTGTGAATTTTTGCCAATCTCCACCTATCGTTGCTTTGGCAAGAAAGTTTTGCCAGTCATTTCGCATCACCGTTAATGTTTGTCCCCACGTCCATCCTTGCTTTTTAAGAAGGTCAGCATTATTTGCGGCCATTTTTTCAAAGGCCTTTAGCATCGTTTCCGCTGTCAGCTTCCCGGCCTCTGACATTGCCCGCAGCCCTTTTACATCTGTGCCGAAAGCCTTCGCGACTTCCGGGGCCATTGTGCCAATGGCCTCCATGAAGGATCTAAATTCATCCCCGCCGAACCGGTCAGAAGAAAATGCCTGGCCCATCTGGTAAAGCGCTGCGTTTACTGCTTCAGCACTGCCACCACCTAACTGTAATGCGCCCACCAGCCCCTGAGTCGCTCGGATTGTTTCCTCCTGAGACTTCCCAAGTTTCTGCGTGGCGGTCGCCATATTGGTATAGGTTGAGATAAACGCTCCGCTATCGCTTCTTACTGCGCTTGCTGCCTCATTTAAAGCAAAGAATGCATCTTTCGCATCACCTGTTGTTTGTGCAAGTCTTGCAATTTGCGCTTGTTGCTGCTGAATAGAATCTAGGTCATCAGCCAGTGATTTCCCAATAGCAATAATGCCTGCCGTTAGACCGGCTCCCGCCAAGAGATTTTCAGCACCTAAGCCTTTCCCGTCGCCCCCTCCACCAGCAGATTCATCATTTCCTTTTGGGTTGAGTGGGTTTACTGAAAAACTCCCTGCTGAAAAGTCATACCTAGAAAGCGGATTTATCGTTGAAGGATCAAACAATCCACCACCATTCCCTGAAGGAGAGCTACCCCCGTGGTATGGAATGAAAAGCCTTCCCCCTCCTGAGCCTCCCATCAATGGTAAACCAACACCACTCCCCATGCCTTCTACTGCCGCACGTGCAATTTTTTGTGATTCCCTTTTAACCGTATTAGCCAGCGGCGTATGGACAATCAAATTAGAGCCTGTAGCGGCTACTGTGGCTATTGCTGCTGTAGCTGCTGCTGTCGGCGCTGTTGATGCACTGCTGGGCGCATAGGGGCTTGCAGGCTTCAGGTTGTTGACACGCTTGATAGCGGCGTCAAGCTGATTAACCTTTGCGATAGCCTTATCAATCGCAGCATCAAAGCTGTTGAGCCCGTCAAGGTCGGGAATAACGTCAATTTTCGTTACGAGATCGGCTGACTGGTCTGTCATTTTTTCACCTTACTAAGCGCGTGCTGAACCGCGTTATCAAACTGGATAACGGCGGAGGCTCTCATAATGGAATCAAAGGAGGCGCGGCCTGACACTACATCGCTGAAGCTAATCAGGCCGCTTTCTATCACTCGCCAGATGACAAGTTCTGTGCGGACGGTTCGGTCAAGGTTTTCAGCAAGGCGCTGAACAGTTGTCGCATGGCTCCCTGCATCGTTCCCGCTGTGTCCAGACCAATATTTTTTTTTAACCCTGCTGTAACCGGAAGAATGGAGAGCTTCAGGCACTCCAGCGCCACCAGATACACATCGGCGATGTTGGCAGCGGTGAAATTGGTATTCACTGCGTCCCAGCTATCCAGAAACTCGCCATTATCGACCAGTTGAGCGCGGGATTTTGCCAGCAAGGTAAATAACAGTTCGTCGTGGTCTTCCCGGTTAAGCACCCCGAAAATCTTCGACGACATAGAAAGAATGCTTTCTACCTGGCTGATACCGTGTTTGGCGAGAATCTCCGCCACGCGCAAATTAAAGTGAATGGCATCAAAAGCGCTCATTCGGACTACACAGAATTTACGCCCGTTGATTTCAACGTGTTTGATTGAGTCGTCCATCAGGTAATATTCACTCCATTAATGACCGAATCCACCTCGCCAGTAACGAGTTTCCATTCCAGTGTTTGAGCACCAGCGCCGTTATTTGCGCCATCAGTAGGCTGACGGGCAAACATCGCGTAACCCATGCGGTGTACCGACAGATTACGCGTATTGGTTAGCGTGACGGGTACTACAGACTTCGTTTTTTGCATCAGAAAAAGAGCTGTGTTAACCGGGGAATTTCGCTGCGTGACGAAGATCAAAGACCCTTCTTCAGTCGGATTATCGATAAAAGACCAGTCGCCGCCGATGCCGGAAGAAACAGTAATCTGGTCATCCGTCATTTCGAGCGTGATATTGCTGTCTTTAGCCAGACCGATTACAGGCACAACGCCTACGGTAATCAGCCAGTCCTTAGAGGACATTACGCCTAAATACATAGTTAAACCCCGTAAGTCATTGCGGTGCCAACAGCATCAACGTGCTTAATGGCGTAGCGGAGATAGAAATAGAATTTAATGGTTATATCGCCTTTGATACGCTGCACGGCGCTGATTTCTGACATCGTCGGACGCACTACAGTAAATCCACGGACATAATCGCCGTTATCGTCCGTAAAATTCTCCATAATGCCGCCAGCAGTCTGGCCCGCCTTCAGCGAGCTTTCCATCTGGTTAGAGACCAGTTCATAGCCCGGCATGTCGTGCCCTACTTTGTTACGGTTGATATGCAGCGTAGCAAGGTCTTTTTGCATCCGGTCAGCCTGCCAGTAGCAGAAACGAACAACTTCAATCGCTTCTCCGTCGCCGCATGTGCCGGGGTAAGTTACCGTGACGCCGGAACCATAATCTTCAAAGGTATTGCCGTTTAGCGCCTTAATTTTCTGGTAATCGGTTTCGGTGAATCCATCACTTTGAACGGCGTTAAGTGTCTTGAGCGCCCAAGTTTCTGAGCCCGGTTGCATGACAAGACAACGCCCGGCGATAGCAGCGTCGAGGAAGTTCTTTTCCAGCTTCGTCGAAATGGCAAACGAACCCGCCATATTCTTATCGAAAAGGTATTTCGTAATGTTGTCAGTCGCCCAGGTGGAAGACGTGTAGTCGTCGATAAACACCGCCATTTTATCAATCTGCGATTCGATCCAATCAGCAATAGCTTTCTGAATCGACAGATTCCGCGACGGCGTCATGCACATAAAGAACTTGTTGTACTGATTTTTGATGGCAGCAATCGCAGCACTGACGCCAGCAGCCAGCGCTGTAGATTTAGCGTGGACAACTTCAGCCCCTTCCAGATACACAATGCGACCATCAACCAGAAACTGCCCTGTAGTCGTCGCATCAGCAACGATATCAGCCGCTGCGCCAGTGCTCCCGGCCCAAGTATTGCCGTTATAACTGGCGTAGCGATATTCCGTACCTTTCACATAGCCGATGGTGGCCTTTGTGGTTGTAGGTGCGCCGGAAACCGGAACCCCCGTCAGGGCAATCATAGTTTTGCTGTAAGCGGCTGAGAAATCGCCGACAACCAGCGTATCTGGTGACGGACTTTGAGAGAAATACGCCTGAACCGCCAGAAGATTATCGCCGGATACGCCGTCTGAAATGGCATCATCAGCGCTGGTATATACCCGGTAGAGATCGGCAAAATCCGCGACGACAGCGGATTCGTAATCTGTGAATTTTTTCCCGAAAAATGCCGCGCCCGGCGCGAGGATTAACCCGACACCAAACACGCCATATTGAGCTGCGGTAGTTTGACGCCCAATTTTTACACTAAAAAGCCGACTTAAATTCGCCATTTAATAGCCCCTGATAGCGAGAGTGACTTTATCGCACGGTGTAACCGTCGCGCTTTCAATCCAACTCTCTCGTTTGTAATGCTGGTACACAAATGTCAAAGACAGCGTTACCTGTGCCATCTGCTGGTAAACGAGGTTATCAATTAGAGGGGAGCTATTCTCGAAATCGCCCGAGCGGTCAATACAGCAGTTATTTTCGAACTGCCAGAAATCACCTTCAGTCGAATCGACCTGATTCAAAAAGTTTTCCAGAAATGCCTGAGCGTCATCTGATGACCGGATGACGATAATTTTCGCTTCACAGTTGTAGTGATAAACGCGGTAATCGCCATCCCATGACTTTGCGAATGCCTGCGGCTCTCTCGATGACGTGAGAAGATGAACGGCAGTAAACGGATCCTTTGACTCTGGAATCTTCTGTTGCGCGTAAATGGGACTGTCGCCCACCAACTCAATCATTGCCTGTCTTGCCCGTACCATTGCAACGTAGGGCGCACCGCTCAGGATTGTTGGTCTGGCCTGTGTATCGGTTTCTTTGAGTGTGCCAGCCGGAAATTTGACAACATCGCCAACATCCAGCCGGAAATCAGCCGAAATATTGATAGTGGTTCCGCTGCCATTATCCAGCACAACAGAACTGACCACAGACGGATCCCGAAAATTATATGGCGTGAATAAAATATCTTTGCTGTTACCGTTAGCGGTGAATGTCGCCTTTTCTGCGCGATAATCAGAATATGATAATTCCCCGTCAACGGTCATTAATTTGACCGTATAATTAGTCATTATCCCACCAGCGCTAGCGCGTCCCGTTCTTTCATACCAAATAGCAAATATTCGTAGTGGTTAATAACGCCGTTTTGCCACTCCTGCCGCTGCACCACTTCGTAATATTTACCCGCACACAGCACTATAGCGCCGTTATGCTCACCCTCTTCTGTAACCTCTAAATCCGTTTCACCAATGGCTTCCATGTAATCTTGTGGTTTGCGCCCGGTTAGGTAAGCCCGAAATGAACCGCCACCATCAACCGGCTGCATACTGAGGAAAGCGGATTGTTGCTCTGAATATCCCTCACGTGGCATACCGCCAACTATCTCAATCGGTAATGGACGCCAGTAGTGAATTAATCGTCTCATGAGTATTTAACCTTAAACGTAGCCCCATAGCGAAATAGAGAGCCTGAATCTTCTAATACCCTTTGGCCCCCGTTCTTTTTTTTCTTTCTTGCAATTGTTTCTGGTGAGTTTGGTTTATAGAGATTGGACGCGTGCATGACCTGATTCGTCATCAGTGATGATTTCATACCAATTATTGTGGCTACCTGTTGCGCTGTCCGGCTTCCGTCAATAACCGATGCTAATAATTGCCGGTATTCCTGCCCTTGCATCCATCCGGCTATTCTTCGAGAGGCATACATCATGAAGGGTCGCGCCGGGATGAGTTCCCACCCCATCGCATTTTTTGTACCGAAGTTGTTCCAGGCGGCATAGGTCGCAACGTCCAGACCTTCATTCATCTTACCTCGATGGATCCCCACGGTTATTGAAATCCCCGCCAGCGCCTTCACGCGCTGACGGATTACGCGGTCAAACCCCTTCGTTTCAAACTTTGCACCTCCACGCATGGATCAAACTCCGTTAAACATTTTCAAATATCAGAATATTTATCTGCTAAATCGCACGTTGACCATTTTTTACTGTGGGAACCGAGGCTGGTCAACCGCATTTCTCAGAATAAAATCCCGTTAAGAGGCGTGACCGATAAGGATGCAACCGCCTGTCAAATCCCCCATTGCGTCTAAAAACTCCTGCCCCCACTGCGTACCCTGCCAGCCAGACTTTTGCGCTGCGTCTGTGAATGTCACCGCAACTTTCCCTTCCCGGCGACTTGCAACACCGCGAACACTTGCGCTTATGCCTTCTACTGCTATTGGGGCGAGATTGGCAGCAACATACAGCGCTTTCAGGCGCTCAATGTCGTAACCGTACTCCGCAGCGGCCCGCAGGTTGTAAAGCCGCTCACATTGAGAAGAAAGGGCGCTAATAGCGCCCTCATCAAGTGTCACCCCCGGTAGCAGAATGGCGAGCCAGTCATTTACCGTCATGCTATGCCCTTACTCGTCGTCAGAATCAACTACGCCGTCATGCTCTTTATTGAGCTTTTTGGCTTCAGCGGCTGAAACTTCTTTTAATCGGCCTTCGTCCAGAAACTGCTTAACGCCGCCGATGGTCAGTGTTGCGCCGTCCACTTCTACCGCTGCCAGCGGAGCGATTGAGATAGTAATAACGGTGCCTTCGCTGTTTTTTGCACCGATGTGAATCGGTGCCTGAGTGGTGTTAGTCAGAAAAACTTTTTCTTTCTCAGCCATGAGTTAAATCACCTTTGAGGATTTGGCAGCAGCCAGCGGCGCACGGACGATAACGCCAGCAGAGCGCGACAGGCACGGAATAGACAGGTCTAGCCCGCTACGCTGAACCGGCAACTGACGGAACAGCACAGGAGTAGCCTGGGCGAAGTGGCGACGATTGTTTGCCAGCGCGATACAGATACCGTCATCATCCAGATCGGAGTTTTTGCGGAAAGTAACTTCCGGGTAAGAGCTACGCAGGAATGACAGCACCGTGCCGAGCGTACCACTCAGGCGCAAGCCCTGAATTCGGGCCCACGCCTTAGACGGCATATGGAATTCATTCACTTCGTAGATTTTCGTGGTGTTTACCGCAGCAATAAGCGCTGATGCGTCGTCGCAAATCTTATCGCCGTCAGAAGTCGCCCAGGCACCTTGCAGCGCCACCAGCGGAATATTCGGATGTTCGATAAAGCCGATAATCTGATATTCCTTGTTACCGCGCCACAGCAGATTAGAAACGGTGCGTTCATGCGCTTCGCGGGTATTGAGCGCCAGAATGTTATCAAGCGGAGTACCGGACATTGCCGCCGCCATAACGTCACTGTAGGTGTAGCCATAGCCCAGCCCGATATCGTACATCAGCGCGAAGTATTCCCGGCCTTTAGCGCTCATCATCGGCATATCTGTACCGAATGCCGCCATGATTTTAGCCATGCCCTGCGCGGAGTACATCCGATAACCAGCCCACTTAGCGCCCTCGTTGATGCCCGGCTCCTGCTGGAACATGGTCAACGCGACCGGCGCGGGCATTTCTTCCATGTAAACATCGTTTGACATGGAAATAAGGTCACGGGCAAAAATTAGCCCTTGTTCGTCAACGTTGATACCCGGCACCGCGCCAGCTACCTGAGCTTCTGTAAAAAGCTGCGCCATAAGCGCGGCTAAATATTTCTCATTCATCTTTTAAGGTTTCCCTGTTAGCTAACGGTGATTACAGCGGTGTCAGTGAAACCACCGTCTTCAGTACGTACCGTAATGGTTGCCGTCTGCCCGGTTGTTGCCCCACTTTTCACCGTGGCAAGGCCGGATGCGTCCACTGTTGCTACGTTCGCATTGCTGGATGCATAGGTAACGTCTTTATTGGTCGCACCTGCCGGAGAAACTGTCGGCGTAAACTGCTGAGTCGCTCCAGCGGCTTTAGATGCGGTTTTAGGCGACAGTGCAACACCAGTTACAGCGACTTCACGGGGATATCCGGCGCTGAGTAGTTCACCATCAATTACCATCACAATTGCCGTACCACCGCGCTGAGGTGGCGTTTCAAAGCGAAAGCGGCTTTTATCGCCGGATGCAGCAACACCCCATTCCATATAGCCGGTAGTAGCGTTACGGCCTTTTGGAACGGCTAAATCACCCACCTTCGGCGACTCACCCGTTTTGACCGCCACGCGGATCGGGCCATTTTCGACAATACCAATCGGGCAATTGATAGTGACAACGCCAATGCGCGTGTTGCTACCAAATCCCGGTGTAGCGGGCATATTGGAATGTGCGGTAACAGCAATACCGATGGCATCCGTAACATCACCATCATCAGGTAGAGCGACGCATGTTGAATCATTACCGGAGGTAAGTTTCACCGCATCGCCCGGCGCAACTTCACCACCAGCGCGACGGGAGGTTACGCGTGCGGAGGAACGGAAAGACGGCAGCACCGCCAAATCACCCGGCAACCCCGCGTCAAAATCGTCTTTAATCGTGGTCTGCATTATTTGCCTGCCTCTTTTTTGCCAAAGGTGCGAGCCAGATAATCCTGATGGGCTGACTTCTGAGCACCCTGCTCATCGGTGTTAACTGCTGCGCGAGGATTACGCGGGGTTTGTTCGAACTTCTTACCACAGGCAACCAGCGCCATTGACAGCGCAACATCCACCTGCTCATCAGTCCAGCTATCCATGTTTACTTCAGGGTTTGCCTTACGGATGATGGCCTGTTTGACCAGATTGATATCGCCCAGGCTGTCGGTGTTGATGTTCAGGCATTTAGCTGCTGCTTTCAGGTCATTTTCCTGACGACCATCAGCAACACCGCGCTCGTAGGCTTCGTTGCTGGCTGAGTCCATATTCACAAGGCGGGTATTTGCTTTCAGCAGGTCGCCCTGTGTTTTGCTTAAATCAGTCGTAAGCGTTTGATTTTTCGCTTTAAGACTTTCAATTTCGGCTAACGCCTCTTCTAATTCCATCGGTTCACCGTCCAGATTGAATGTTGCAGTTTTTACCCGTGGGTTACGCACAATGCTCAAATGGTTGTAATTTATACCCTTTTGCAGCGTGTCGAACGTTTGCCCGTCCGGGGATAGTCCTGTCTCTTTTGGCTTTTCGTCGCACTGATACCCCGCCGAAGCACCACGTAAATCTTTATCCTGCTGAATCAGTCGGATGGACTTCTCATCCTGAACCAGTGCGCGGGCAATAAGTTCATCACCCTGACGCATAACAGCAGTAACAACACCCGCAGAAACGGCCCGGTAGTTTTTTGACGTCACCAGACCACCGCGAGGATGTGACACGGTCACAGGCTTGCCGATTAAGGTATTCATTGAGTCCTGGTTAAACAATTCATCGGCTGAGCGGTACTCTTTAGCCGTGAACGCGTCACCTCGCTTGCGGTCATAAACCAGTACGCCCGGACGGGCGACAGGGATATCAATCTGGAGATAACCTTCCGGGGTTATCTCCCATTGCTTGATGGCGTCAACGTTGACCTGTGTTTCTTGCAGCAATTTCTTTCTCCGCTTCTTCAACGTCCGACGCAGAGAACAACCATTCAGGGAAGCAGCGGCATAAATGCGGTTGCCCCGGATTCCCGTCCTGTGGCGGTCTGGTCGGCTCGTATGCCTTACCTTCGCGCTCAACATGCAATTTTCGCTCGCGTTCGTCTAACATCCCCCGCCAGCGGTATATTTTCATCCCGGCAATACGGGCATTGGCTTCTTCCAGATTCCAGGCCTGATTACCTATCTCATTGCGGGCGACGTTGCGGGCTCTCCGATAGGGAATTTCCATTTCGGTTGCCAGTTTATCGGCGATATAGTCAACGCCCCGCCCCTCGCGTAATCCCTGCTGAACAACCTTAATTCCACGCTGTAGCGCCTCATCGGAGACGTTCTCCATACGCCCCATGCTCTCTGTGATCCAGTCTGCTGTTTGCTCTAACAGCTTTTTATCGCCGTCATAGATATCAATGGATATCAGGTCAGCCATATTTTCGGCTGGCAGTTTGATACCCGGAGCCAAATCAGTGTCGGCGGCAGCGCGAATAATCAGCCGGAAATCGTCAACCGCCGAGTTAGCAAGCTGGGTATTTGCCGCTTCCATAGCCGGTAATGATGGAACAGTGCTCGCGCCTCTCATCGGATCCGTTAAGCTGGCGAGCGGCTTAGATATTGCTCCCGCTGTATCTGGTGTGGCTGATAGCCCTGTTTTCAGGTCAATAAGATTCACACCATCGACGCGGAAGCGCTGGTAATAGCTCTGGTAATACTCGTCAGTCAGGCCAAATTGACCATTTACAATAGCGGCCTGAACATCATCAGCGGTGCGATTGATAACCCGAAGGTAGGTATCTGGCTTTGAGCCAGTCACTCGGGCGAAGTCTTTAGCCAGGCTGATTCCTGCCTGCCGCCTTACTTCACTGAATGCGTAGGCGGGAACGGCCCCAAACTCACCATCTTTCAACAGCGACGGAATGGCTTTAAGGAATATTGATGCATCCGGTAAAAGTTCCTGAGCAACAGACCTGACAAGCTTTTCCTGCTGCTCGCGCGTCATGCGTGAATAATTGCTTCCGGCTTTCTTCTTAATATATACGCGCACTTTTTTGACCGTTGCGGCGGCGATGAAATCACCCAGCAGGTCATCAACGGAAATATCTTTACCATCGGCGGCATCGGTATTGAGTACCGCGCCGGATTTACCAATTGCCTTGTATGTCTTTATGCAGGCATCGCGAACCCATTTACCAACAAGCCGGGCGTTATCGCCCAGCCTTTGAGCGTAAACCAGTTCGATAGCCAGCGGATACCCGGCGTCGTAACGTGGTTCACTCTTCGCCATTATTGGCCTCGTCGTTGTCTTTTTTGGTGCTATTCTGGTTCAGATTCTCGTTGTTCTGGTTCGAATCGTCGTCATTCTGGTCATCAATGGTGCCAGTTGCGGGCGGAGTGGTCGCAAGCATAACCACCGCTCCAGTCTCCTGCGCCGTTGCGCGGGCCTCTTCGCTGGTAATGGCTCTCATGGAATAGTAAAGCTGTGCTGTTTCCGCTCGTTTCTTGTCCCGGTCTACTTCGCGGTCTATTTGGCCCTGAGATTTATTCGGGACAAAATCAGCGCGGATGCCCGTATAGCGAAAAGCCAGCTTTTTCAGTGCCGGAATGATGTAATTGGTGTTGATATGAGAAACAAGGTTTTGCCATTGTGCATCGGCGCTGGTATCGCTATTGGAAAGACCACCTTTACGCTCTGCCAGCATAGCTATGGGGAAACCCGTTTCGGCGCACACCAGCTTAATAGCCATATCAACAAGGTCGGCGGTTCCGGTCATCGTGGATTGTAAGCGGTTAATTTCCTCTTCAGCATCAATCGCGACCATGTCATTTAACTGACGGGTTGCCGCTATCCCTGCCAGCCTGCGGGCTGCTGTAGCCTCTCCTTTAGCCGTTTTCAGGTCTTCTGCTAAGTCATTCTTTTTATAGATATCCTGAACGGAAAGGGAAAGAATGCTGATGATTAGCTCATGCGAAAGACCCAGCCGCTGTAAAGCTGCATAAGGCTTACACAACAATGGTTCGCCAAATTCGATACCGACCATCGCGTAAATAGGTTGATAGTTTTTATCGCCAAAGAGGATCGAATCATCCTGCTCAATAAACACTTCGCCACCGATAGGGCTTTTAAGCTGGATACGCCAGCCTTCCGGCAGGCCAAAAAATGGCGAATTGTAGTCTGCAAACCAGTCGTTAGACGGAGTAATCCAGTGCGAGCCGTGGCAACGTACCCACTCTTCCCCCATAACCAGCACAGACCAGCCATGATGACGCTTTAGAATGGCGGCGCTTTCTACTACCTGCCACGCGCCCATTTCGTCAAAAATCTGCTGAATACGCTTTGAATCATCAGGATTTTCAGTAACTACGGTGAATCCGTTCAGCATTGCGGCAGCGACCGGTTCGCTGATAATGCGCCAGCCTATGCCGGATAGCTCCCCGGTCATTGCAGCCACCAGCGGAATCATCCCTTCTGCGGCGCGAGCCTTCATGCGGTTGGCTGTCGGTGAACTCATCCCCGCAGCACCCTTTGAGCTTGCCGCTGCGCTGGTCATCATACTGACATAGCCGTCAACATTGTAATTTGCTGGCTGCAAGCCCTCTTTCGTTAAAATTCCCTCAGTGGGAATCAAGCTGGTTTTGTTCGTCATTCGATAATTCCTGATTTCATGCGTACCAGATGTGGGAATATGGCGTCAGCGTAGTCAGTGGACACGCCCAGCCGTTTTTTAACTTTTTTCTTCGCTTCAATAAGGATTTTGTCGTCAGGAGTGGTTTCCCACATGACGCCAGTAGAATCAGAAAGGATGCGGTCGAGATATCGACGCGGTATCTGGTCAGAAATCGCGAAAAGGCCATCAGGCGGCATAATGTCTGTCTCTATCCAGCGCACAGAGTCGTTAACTGCATCCCGATACGCCCACCACGCCTGCGCTCGCAGGTTGTGGAAGGTATCTTCGTTCGGCCTCCCGCCGCGATATCTGGACTTTTTACGCAACACTTCGCCCTGAGCGACGAATTTACGAAACTCAATCTCTGAATCTTCGTATTTGTTTAACTCGCCTTTAACACCAGAACCAACGCCGACAGAGTCGTAAATCAGGACGGTACAGCCTTCTTCCGTCGCCATCTTTAACGCCTGCTGCGCAAGCTGAACGGTGTCACGCGCCTGCAATCGCTCCATACGGTACAAAAATCGCCCGTCAAAGAACGACAACACAGAATCATCATCGCCATCATCAGCAACATCGAGCACCGCCGTTTTAACGCCAGTTCGACACGCTTTCGCCAGTTTCGAATCGAGCGAAACAACTAACTTTTCAAGATGGCCACGGTTAACAACAGCGCCGGGTAAATCACTGACGGGAACGCCGTTCCAGATGTTGTCGTACTTGTCCGGGTAATACTTCAGCGTATAAATCCGCTCTTTATCCAACGTCGAATTGAAATATGGGTTGTGATACCAGTTCACCTCCTCAATAAACCAGTCATCCTCTGCATTGAGAACGTATCTGACATAGGTTTCATCCCACGCAAAAGCCGGGTTGAAGGTAATCCATAGTTCAGCACCGTTGCGGCGCAATGTTGGGGCCAGCGTTTCCCACGCTTCAGCCGAAATCGCGTGCGCTTCCTCCACCCAGCAAATGTCCACACCTTCAATGGATTTAATGCTGTCGAGGTTCGACTGAAAGCCCAAAAACCGGAATTCAGCGCCGGATTTAGCCTTGATACTGTTTTGAGTTATCGTGAACTCTGATTCATACCCCAGACGGCGTATCGTATCGCTGAGCAGCTTATGTGATGATGCGTCGATAGATTTTTGCACCCGGCGCAAGCACAGAATGCGCAGGTCATATCGCACAGTGAGCTGAATCAGTGCTTCGGCAATCCTCCATGACTTACTGGAGCCACGCCCACCGCGCAGACATTTAACGCGGTGCGGTTTTGTCGTGAGCGAACGCATGACGCGCCGCCACTCTGCCATTTTCTTTTTCTCTGACAGCCAGTAGCGACGGCGCTCTAAATCATGCTCAGGTGCTATCTCAATCGCCGTCATCGAATCCCATATCCCGGTAAATTTCGGTCAGTGTTTCTCTCGCGAGGCGCTTACCTTCGTCGGTTATCGGCTTGCTAATATCCACCCCGGCAAGCGTAAGGATCCGCGCGGCAAGATGTGACTTATCCAGCCCCTCAACCTGCCATCCGTGCTTTGTTCTTTTGATGTTTTTAACTGCACGGGTATCAATTGCCGCCATGCGGCTGCGGAACACCTCCGGTTCAAGCCTCATTTTCTCCAGCGCCTGCAATTCCAGCATTACCGCTGTTGAATCCGGCGCACGGAAACGCGCCGAAAGGTCAATTAACGCCTCCTGACGCCCCACGATATCCGCTGCAATGATGTGCTTTTTGTAAACGCTGACGGCCTGCTGTATGTCGTCATTTTTAAGTAACTTTTCAGCCTGAAAATCATCGTTAAAGCCCTTGTAATCACGGTTGCGCGACTTTGCATAGCTGAACCCCGGCGCTTCCCGCGCTTCAGCCACCAGCTTTGCAAATGCATCATCACGCCTGTTTATTTTTATTGTCACAATTCCCCCCTTGTGATGCTTGCAGCGTAGCGAGGAAAGAAGAGGATCAAAAACAGCGTTACCGCTGGCGTGTAGTACAAATAAAAAAAAGCCACTCCGGGGGCGGAATGGCTGAAATCACAAGGGTAATAACAAAGGCTTAAAGGTAACAGGCAATGCTTCCTGTCCGTGGCAGGTGCCATTATGGTTTTTTACCTGGAGGATTCAAAAGATGATGCGAGAGGTAACGCCAAAGAAAAGCCGCCCCCGAAGGAGCGGCGTTTAAAGGTGCTCAGGCCATGCCAGACAACCAGAAAGGCGGGGACGGATCCCCGCCCTGATTTAGCGACTCTCCTTAGCTTCGTAGGCAAACTTTGCCGCTACCTGCACACCTCCCTGACCTATGGACGCTTCGCAAAGCGTCCGGTTAAGGGCGGTATACGCCAGTAACGCCGCGATAAATATCGCGATAAACAAAAAAACTCCTTTGTAAAACAAAGTTGCCTCCTTCGCTTTTGGGAGGCTATAATCGTGTTGTCACGCAAGATTAGAGGCCTCGTTGGTGTACTGACCCCAAAAAGTTGGACAGATTAACCGAGGCATCAGAGAAAGAGTCCATTTAATACATGGGCTCTTTTTGGTTTCTGGCTATAACTAAATAACATTGTCCGCAATCGGATTATCCATCCC